GACCGTGACACACGAAACGGCGCTGCGCCATCCTGCCGTTTATCGCGCCGTGAGTTTGATCAGCGCGACCGTAGGATCGCTACCGCTCAAGATCTATCGACGCCTGCCGAACGACGGCAAGATCGCCGAACCGGCGCACCGGCTCTATCCGCTGCTGCACGATTCGCCGAACGGCGAGCAGACCTCGATGGATTTCCGCGAGGCGCTCCAAAGCGATCTGTGTCTCTACGGCAACGCGTTCGCGCAGATCGTGCGCGACCGTCAGCAACGCATCACCGCGCTGTATCCACTCCAGGCGCGACGGATGCAGATCTCGCGCGACAAGGATCTGCGGCTCGTGTATTCATACCAGACCGACGTGGCGCGGCACGAGTTCGTCGCCGACCCGCTGCACCCGCCGATCCTGCACCTGCGATCCTTTAGCGCCGACGGCGTTGTCGGGCGTTCGCCGATCGAGGTCGCACGCGATGCGGTCGCCGGGGCGATTGCGGCCGACACCTACGGGCAGACGTTTTTCGGCAACGGCGCGGCACCGGGCGGCGTCCTGCAAGGGCCGCGCGGCGGGCGACTCACCGAGCAGGCGCACCAACGCCTGCGCTCGTCGTGGGATGCCGCGCACAAGGGGGCGGCACGCGCGCATCGCGTGGCGCTGCTCGAAGACGGATGGACGTGGAACCCGATCAGCGTCGGCAATCGTGACAGCCAGTGGATCGAAGCGCGGCAGCTCGGCGTGCTCGACATCGCGCGGCTATTCGGCCTGCCGCCGTGGACACTGTACGAAATGGAACACGCCGCAACCTACAACTCGGTCGAGCAGCAGGCGATCGACTTTGCGCGCGAGATCTCGGGCTGGCTGCGTCGGTGGGAATCGCAGCTCGATAAAACGCTACTGTCGGCCCGCTCGACGCGCACGCACTTTTCCAAGTTCGTGATCGAGGGCATGTTGCGCGGTGATATTCAGACGCGGTATCAGGCGTACGCGACCGGCAGGCAATGGGGTTGGCTGTCGATCAACGACGTTCGCAAGCTCGAAGACATGAACCCGATCGGCGACGCGGGCAACGACTACATGCAGCCGCTTAACATGCAGGCGGCAGGAGCACCCGACGACCCGGTCGACGCAATCAGCGACGAGCAGTCGGCGCGCTTGCTGGCGCTCGCGACTGGCGAACCGAACTAAGGGGGCACGATGGCAGATCGCGAAGTTCGCACCCTAACCCGACGCGTCGAGGCGCGTGCGTCTGGCGACGACGCCGGGCCGCACAACGAGATCACCGGCTACGCGGCGATCTTCGACACGCCGACGACGATCGCGGGCGCGTTCACCGAGACGATCGATCGCGGCGCGTTCGATGACGCCCTCGGCGACGACGTGCGCGTCTTGTTTAACCACGACCCGAGCCGGTTACTCGGTCGCACCAAAAGCGGCACCGCGTCGATTGCGGTCGACGAGACGGGACTGCGCTACCTGGTGCGCCCGCCGGACACCGCGACCGGCCGCGAGGTGCTTGAGTTGCTGCAACGCGGCGACATTTCTGGCAGCTCGTTCGGGTTCCGCGTATTACAAGATCGCTGGACTGACGGCGCAACGCCGGGCGACTTGCCGGTGCGACATTTAGAACGCGTCGCCCTGTATGACGTTTCGCCCGTGACGATGCCCGCGTATGCAGAGACGACCGCCGAGGCGCGCAGCCAGGCGGCAGCCCGTACACACACGAACGACAGCGCGACCGCGCAGCGACGTCTGACGGTCGCCCGGCACACGATGCACGAGTAGGACAACGGTTTAACACTCGCGTCGGCGCTCGCGTCATCGGCTAGCTAGCCCACACGCAGCAACGCGGCCTTACTGAGGGGGATCGCATGAAGCTACGTGAACAACGCGCCAAGCTGGTCGAACAGCAGCGCCAGATTGTCAAGGCCGCCGACGACGAGTCGCGGGGCATGACAGTCGACGAGCTGACGAAGTTCGACGCAATCAACGACGACATCGACGCACTGAAGGCGACGATCGACCGTGCCGAAGCGGTCGAGGCCGAAGAGCGGGCCGACGTCCAGATCGCCGAGCCAATGGAAACGCGCACACCGTCAACGGTGAGCGTGCCCGTACACACCGAGACGCGCATCGGCGTCGGGTCCGACGAGTACCGCGAGGCATTCGACGGCTACCTGCGAAGCGGCGTTATGGAGCGTCGTGCGCTCGAAGTCGGCACGAACAGCGAGGGCGGCTACCTGGTGCCCGATAGCTGGTCGAATCAGCTCGTCCAGGCGCGCAACGCAGAAAACGTGATGCGCCAGTTGGCGACCGTCGTGACGACGACTAGCGGCACCTTCAACGTACCGACGGTTAGCTCGCAAGGCACCGCAAGCTGGACCACCGAGGAAAGTGCTCATACGGAGAGCGATCCGGCGTTCGGTATTGTGCAGTTCTCGGCCTACAAGGCCTCGACGCTGGTGAAGGTCAGCGACGAGTTGCTGAACGACAACGCCTACGACCTCGAAGGCTACCTCGCGCAGGAGTTCGGCCGACGGATCGGCGTGTTGGAGGAAGCTGCATTTTGCGATGGTTCTGGCTCTGGACAGCCCAAGGGAACGATCTACGACGCGACCGTGGCGGTAACAGCGGCGGGCGCGGCGGCGGTGACTGCTCTGGAGTTGGTAAGCCTGTACCACAGTCTCGGTCGGCAGTATCGCGATCGGGCGTCGTGGCTTTTGCACGACAACACGGTGCAACTAGTCAGGAAACTGGTTGATGGTGATTCACAATTCTTATGGCAGCCAGGCCTCCAGGCTGGGGCACCCGACCGGCTACTCGGTCGCCCGGTCTACACGAGCGACGGGATCCCGGTTCCGACGACGGCGAAAAAGTCGATCGTATTCGGTGACATCGGATCGGCGTACTGGATCGCAGACCGTGCCGGGATCTCGGTGCAACGTCTCAATGAGTTGTATGCCGCGAACGGCCAGGTCGGGTTCATTGCATCGAGCCGCACCGACGGCGCAAACGTACTCACCGACGCGGTCAAGGTTCTCCAGCAGGCCTAGTCGGGCGGTGCTGAACTGCTCAAGGTGGCGCGGGTGCGTAGTGCGCCTGCGCCGCCTTTTTCCAGAGAGGCGACACACGATGCAAATCAGAATGTTGACGTCGATCGCAGGTGCGGATCTGACAGCCAGGCCCGGCGAGGTCGTCGAGTGCGAGCCGTTACTCGCGGCGCGATTGATCGACAGCGATCAAGCGGTCGCAGTCGACGGTGCGCCCGAAGCGGCGGCAGTCGGCGGTGCGCCGGAAGTCGCGACGACGGCACGCGCGCAGCCGCGACGCCGGGGCAAGCGTGGCTAAGTGGTCGGATATCTGGCACGAGCTGGTCGAGGTATCGGCCCCGAGTGCCGAGCCGATCACGACCGCCGAGGCGAAGGCGTTTTTGCGGGTCGACCATTCGACGCAGGATGATCTCGTTGACGATCTGATCGCGGCGGCGCGGCAGCGTGTCGAGGCCGACACCGGGCGCAGCCTGATCACGACAACTTGGGATCTGACGTTTGATCAGTTTCCCGACGAGCGGGCGATCGTGCTGCCACGGTTGCCGCTGGCGTCGGTAACGTCGATCACGAGTTATGACGAAGACGACGCCTCGGCGACGTTCGCCAGCTCAAAATACCTCGTCGATACGGCGCAGGGACGGATCGCGCTGAACGACGACGAAGACTGGCCGACGGATCTGCGAACGCATAGCAGCGCCGTCGTGCGGTTTGTTGCGGGCTACGGGGCGAGCGGGTCGAGTGTGCCGCAACCGTTGCGGCTCGCGCTGTATCAGCTCGTGGCGCACTGGTTCGAGCAGCCCGATCCGATTGCCGGGATCGAGCAGGTCGACGTCGCCTACGCCGGGCATGTGGCGGCGTATCGCGGCGGGCAGGGGATCGGCTGATGGCGCGGCGACCATTCAACCCGGCGAGGCTCAGCGAGCGTGTGACGATTCAAACAGCGACGACGAGCGTGGATAACCAAGGCGGGCGATCGGCGTCCTGGGGCACCCTGGCGACCGTGTGGGCCGACGTGCGGGCACTATCGAGTCGCGAGTCGATCGCGGCGAAGGCGGCGGCCTCGAAGGTCGGGTACGAGGTCACGGTGCGCTACCGATCCGACGTGACACCGAAAATGCGCGTGAGTTGGACGCCGTCGTGGGCCAGCGGAGCCGGGGCGACCTATTTGGAGATCCACGGCATCCGGCCTGACCGGGCATCGCAAACGCTGGCGCTAGATTGCGGGGCGGCGGCCTGATGCCACGCTCAGCCCTCGAACCGATCGGCGAGGCGGTCTATACCGCGTTGAACGTGTCGGCGTTTACGACGCTGGCCTCGGGCGGCGTGTATGACGACCCGCCGCAGAGTGTCAGCTATCCGTTCGCGTGGTACACGGTGCGCGAGGATGACACCGAGGGCACGTTCGGGCAGATCTTCAAACGGTGCCGGGTGCGAGTGCACTGTTTCTCGCAGTACGCCGGGAACCAGGAAGCGCAGCAAGTGATCAACAAGGCTGTCGACTTGATTCGCGGCACAACGCCGAGCCTGACGAACCACACGGCGATCCAAGTACTGCACGAGGGATCGACGTCGCTGCCCGACGAGCTGATCAACGGCATCAAAACCAAGCACATCGCGGCCGACTTCGTCTACACGGTGGCCGAGGATTAGGCGATGGGCATCCGCAAACCGATCGACGCGACGGCGGCCAAGAGCGCGAATTTTAAACTACGCGGCCAGCGCGATCTGCGCGAGGCGCTCGAACGCCAGATGCGTCGGATCCCCGGCCAGGCAAAAGCCGCACTGGGCGACGAGGCCGAGTACCAGAAGGGACTCGCGCAGGAGCGCACGCCGTGGGATTCTGGCGACCTGGCCCGCTCTGCTATCGCGGGCGACGGGTTCCAGCTCGGCGACGACTTTGTCGCGAAGTATGGATTCGGCGGCGCACCCGACGAGATCCCGTATGTCTTTATTCAGCATTACGCCCACTACAGGCACGACGACGGCGAGCGTAAGTGGCTGTACAACACGGCGCACCGGCAATCCGGTCGAATGCTCAAACGGCTCGCGCAGGATCTCCAGGTGAAGCGGATATGACCGACCGCGATCGATCGTGCCATCGGTGCGGCGCGTCGGCTGAGTCGCGCGTCGAGTCGTGCGGGTTCGGCGAAGTGCGATCCGAGGTCTGCGGCGTGTGCGGGGCCGAGTGCCCCGAGCAAACTGCCGGGACTTTTTCAGGCGCGAAAAATCCGCGATCGAAACGGCGGCGCGAGACACGACACCAGCACGAGGCCGAGCGCGATCTCGAACGCGCGACGAGGTGATCAGAATGCCAAAAGGGAAAGACTACATTGCAACGACGCGCCTGACGAATCGCGAGGGCGACGTGCTGGCCGCCGAGGGTCAGACGTGCGGCCAGGTGCCCGACAAGTCGATCGGCTGGCTCTCGAAGCAAAAGTTGATTATCCCGAAGAGCGAAGCCACGGGCGGGCGGTCGCGTGCACGTAGGGGGGGCGACTAATGGCGAAGTATGGCGCGAAGGATGTCGGGTTTTTTCTGGTCGACGGCTACAACCTGATCGGCGTCTCGACGTCGCTCGCGGATAGCACGTCGGCAGAAATGGAAGAGACAACCGGCCTCGGCGACAGTTGGGCCGAGCAGACGGCGACCGGCGTGCGGTCTGCCGAGCTGACCGCCGACGGCTTCTACGACGATGCCAGCGACTCGGTCAACGCGGCGCTCAGCGGCAACGAGGCCACGTCGCGCGTGGTCTGTTACGCCTACGAATCAAACACGATTCACAAGGCAATGGTCGGGCACGAGGGCACATTCGGAGGCACGTATACGCGCACCGCGACGCGCGACGAGCTGACGAAGGCGTCGGCGAGTTGGACTGTGAGCGGGCAGAAAGACAACGGAATGATCATGCACGCGCTCGGGTCAGAGACGGCGACCGGCACGGGCGGCGCGGCGAACAACGACGCGAGCACGTCGTCGGGCGCGGTCGGCTACTTGCAGGTTACGGTCAAGGCAGGCACGTCGCCGACGCTCGACGCCAAGCTGCGCCACTCGGCCGACAATTCGACCTACGCCGATCTGCTGAGCTTCACGCAGGCGACCGACGTGACGGCCGAGCGCGTTACCGCGAGCGGCACCGTGAATCAGTACGTGCTGGCCAGTTGGACGCACGGCGGGACGTCGCCGGAGTTCACGTTTATGGTGGGCTTTGCGCGAGGCTAATGGATCTTGGACGTTATCAACATGCGGCGCGCGAGTTGGAACGCTTCGCGCGGCTGCAACTGTACGAGGCGACGGCCGAACAGGACGTTGCCGAGGCGCGCACGTTGCTCCGACTAACGGTCGGCGTGCGCCGCAAGCTCGAACGGTGGGCGGTTCCGGTGCCGCCCAAAACGGCAGACCACTCGCGCCGACGCGCGCCCGCTCGCCCCGGCTCTGCCGGTGCCTCGGTCGCCTCGCGACATTCGACAAGGGGCTGACAGATGGCGAAATACGGTAGTAACAGTTTGATCGTGGCGGTGGACAATTCATCGGGATCGGTCGTGACGATGACCTCGTACATTACGTCGATCAACGCGATCGAAGTCGAGGCGATCTTGACTGAGTCGCACTCGTTCGGCGATGCCTGGTTTGAGCAGTTGGCGACCGGCGTACGCAAGGCGAGCGATCTGGTACTTGGCGGGCTGTACGACGACACGAGCACGACAGGGCCGGATGCGATCTTTAATGACGTCGCCGACGGCCCGAGCGATAGCACTCGAACAGTGACGATCACGTTTGGGGGGTCGAAGACCTGCTCGTTCGAGGCGATCATCAGCAAGTACACCCGAACCGCGACACGCAACGAGCTGACCGCGTTCGAGGTAACGCTCGTACCGACGGGCACCGTAACAGAGGCGTAGATCGTTTCACACGACGCCAGGCGCTCGCCGCAGAGTGTGGCCTCGCCTGGCGTCCTGTACTAAGGGGGCGAGATGTTCGCATCGCGAATCACGAAAGAGATCCAGACGCCGACCGATCCGGCGTACACGGTCACGATCCGGCAACTGTCGGGCCGGGCGAAAGCGCGGTGCCAGGAAGCCGTGATCACGCGTGCCGCGTCGCTGGTCGAGCGGATCGGCGGGGCCAAAGCGTTCGCGGCTATTCAGGATCTCGGAGGCGAGCGCGAAGTGCGCGAGGCGGTCGAGCGCGACCCGTCGCAGAGTTACGACCAAGCGACGGTACTCGTCGAGGGCATCGTCTCGTGGACGGCAGCCGAGGACGTGACACCCGAGCAGATCGACGACCTCGAACCCGAGACGTCAGATCTATTGTTCCGCGAGATCCTGCGGCTCAGTCGGGTCGCGGTAACGGCAGAGGATGCGACAAGCGATGCGGCTGCACGAAAAAACGGCTGAAGGCGTTTCACCGACTGCTGTCCGACAGCGAGTCGGCGAGCGCCGATCCCGAGCTGCTGCGCGTCTGGATGGTGTCGCGGTTGTGCGAGGAGTTCCATTGCCTGCCGACGGTCGCCGAAAAATTGTGGCTCGACGATCCGCAGGACACCGCGATCCAGATCCTCGAACTGCGCGCCTATGCGAACGCGCTGCGGGCCTACACGCAGGCCGACGGAAAAATTGACAAGCTCGACGAGTCGCCACTTATGGATCAAGTGATCGCCAACGTGTTCGCGCTGCACCAGGAACGGGTCGCCGCCCGCGAGGGTGACACCTAATGGCGACTGTCAACGTCGGCGTGCTCGAAGCGGTGCTCCGGCTGAAGGATACGATGTCGCCCGGCTTGAATAATGCGGGCAAGCAATTACGCCAGTTTGGCGCGAAGGCGCAGACGGCGGGCGCATCGCTCACGCGCGGGATCTCGCTGCCGCTGGCGGCAATGGGCGGCCTGGCGGTGAAGGCGGCGATCGACTTCGAGAGTTCGTTCGCTGGTGTTCGCAAAACGGTCGACGCGACCGAGGCCGAGTTTCAAAACCTTGCCAAAGGGTTCCGCGCCCTGGCGCTCGAAATCCCGGTGTCAGTGAATCAACTGAACAACATCGGCGAGGCCGCCGGGCAGCTCGGGATCAAGACCGAGAACATTCTCGACTTTACAAAAACAATGGCGCAGCTCGGGGTCGCGACGAACCTGAGCGCCGAAGAGGCGGCGACGTCACTGGCGCGGCTCGCGAACATTACCGGGATGGCGCAGGACGATTTCGACAAGCTCGGATCGACGGTCGTCGGCCTGGGCAATAACTTCGCGACGACCGAAGCCGAGATCGTCGAGTTCGGGCTGCGGATTGCTGGCGCGGGCGCGCAGATCGGACTGACCGAGGGCGAGATCCTCGGGTTAGGCACCGCGCTCTCGTCGGTCGGCATCGGGGCCGAGGCGGGCGGCACGGCGATCAGCAAAGTAATGATCCAGATCGCGAGCGCCGTGTCGACGGGCGGTGCCGAGCTGGATCAGTTCGCCGAGATTGCGTCGCGGACTGGCCGCATTGCGCGCGAGGATTTTGCGCAGGCGTTCGAGGAGGATGCCGCAGGCGCGATCGTCACGTTTATCGAAGGGCTGGGCACGCTCGACGATGCCGGGATCAACACGTTCGCCGTGCTCGAAGATCTCGGCATGTCGGAGATCCGCGTGCGCGATGCCATGCTGCGCGCGTCGGGTGCGGGCGACTTGCTGCGCGAGGCGGTCGAGGAAGGCAACACCGCGTGGACCGCGAACCTGGCGCTGACGAAGGAAGCCGCCGAGCGATTCAAGACGACCGCGTCACGACTGACGCTACTCAAAAACAAACTAGTCGACGTCGGGATCGAGCTGGGCGTTGCGCTGCTGCCGATGTTCGAGCGCCTGGTCGACATGGCCGACGCGGCGATCCCGAAGGTGCGCGCGCTGGTGCAGGGGTTCGCCGCGCTGCCGACGCCGATGCAGAACGCGGCGATCGGTGCGGGGGTGTTTGTCGCCGCGCTCGGGCCGATGTTGTTTGTTACGGGCGCGGTGTCGCACGCGTTCGGAACGCTCCTGCCGCTGCTCGGCGTGCTTAAGCGCGTGCTTGTCGGTGTCGGCGGTGGGCCGATCGTGAAGTTTGGCAGCCGTCTCGCACGGATCGCAACGTCGGCCGCAGGGTTGCGCGGCGTGCTGGTGACGCTCGGGCGAGTCGTTGTCGGGTTCTCGAACCCGGTCAGCCTCGCCGCGACGGCGGTGGCCTTGCTGGTCGGCTCGACCGAAACCGGGCGGCGCGTCATGTATCAGCTCGGTCGGGTGATAAAGAATGTTGCGTTGTTGAGTATTCGACCGCTAATTTCCGAAGCGGTCGCCCTGTGGGGCGCGCTCAAAACGCTCGGCGCTTGGGTCGGCGACAAATTAACGCCCATCTTTCGGTTCTTCGGTGAGATCTTCGGATGGGTCGCCGATCGCCTCGAAGATCTGGCAGATTTTCTCAGCCTGGCCAAGACAAAAACTGAAGAGTTCACGCCCGCGATTAACACGCTGACGACCGCGACGCGCCAGGTCGACACGAGCCTGCGAGCCGTCGCCACGAGTGCGCCGAACGCCGGGGCCGGGTTGGAGACGTTCGGCACCAGAGCGGGCACCGCCTCGACCGCCGCCGATGATCTAGCGACAAAGCTCGACGAGCTGCGCGCCGGGATTCTCGACAGCGCGCTCGCGGGCGACGTCGCGAACCTCACGACGGTCTTCGAGGGACTCGACGACGAGCAACTCGCGAACACCGAGAACGCGAAACGGCTGGTCGATCAGATCCAGGCGTTGATCGATCGCGGCGGCCCTGTAAACGACGCGATGCGCGCCTATGCGACGAGCGCGGACCTGGCTGCCGACGCCGCCGCGCGAGCCGCCGAGAAAACGCGCGCCTTTAACAGCAAGGTAGAGGGCGCGATCACGACGATCACCGACGGCAATCTCGACGACGAGCTGCATGTGTGGGAAACGGCGCTTTCCGAAGTGCAGATCGCGGGCGAGTTGACCTACAACGAAGTCATGCGCCTGGGGGCGGAGGCGGTCACGCTGCGCCAGCGCGGCGCGCAACTCTCGCCGCAGCTCGAAGAGGTTGCACGGCAACACGAGTATTGGCTCGCGATGATTAACGCGACCAAGCTCGGCGGCGTGACGCAAGACATCAAGCTGTTGAACGAGCAGCTCGTCGTACAGCCGTCACTATTTCAACAACTCCGCACGGCCTGGTCGGCGGTGCCCGGCATGATCACGAAAACGATCATGCAAGGCGGCGACGCGGTGCGCGCGGTCGGGTCGCACTTTGGCGGGCTGATCGGCACGCACCTAGAGGGCAAGCTCGTCGGCGCGCTTACCGGCAAAGTCGGCGCGGCGATCGGCGCGGCGTTTGGTCCGATCGGGGCGATGGCCGGGCAACTGATCGGCAAGGGCATCAGCGCGGCGGTAAAGGAAGGCCTGAAGGGCTTACGAAAGCTCGGCGTGGCGCTCAAGGGGCTGTTCGGCCGGAGTACCGAGGACAACATTCGGATCATGGGCGAGCGGATGGGCTTCCAGTTTGGATCGAGTATGCAGCGCGCGATCGCGGCGACCTCGACCGAGATCGGGCACGACTACACGGCGTTCTTGCTGCACCTGTCGGAGATCACGCGCTCCCAGGGGTTGCATATGTCGGAGGACTACCAGCTCGTCGCGAGGACCGCCCGCGACCTCTGGTCGATGGTTGAGCAGGGGCACATTACAAGCGGCGAGGCGGCCGAGGCGATCGGGCCGATCCTCGAAGATCTTGCGGCGGGATTCGCGACTGCATCCGACACCGGGCAGATCCAGTTCTACGAGCTGATCCAGGTCGCGCACAAAATGGGCATGAGCCTCGAAGATCTGCGCGCGCTGGTCGGGTCACTGGCCGACGACGCGCTCGCGACGCAACTGAGCCGCGCGATTATCGACGTTAACGGCAACATCATCGATCTGGACGCCTCGATCCGTAACCTGCCAGACGTGATCCACATTCGCACCGAGATCGAGTGGGATGTCGATAACGTGCCGTGGGACGAAATCCACGACGAGATGCAGGATATCTTTAGCGACATCGTCGGCGAGGAAAGCGGCGATGCCGACAACTATACGCAAGGCTTCCAGCACGGCACGGGCGGGCGTTTCGTCGACTTTGGCGGCGGGCAGGGCACGTTGGTACGGTTGCACGGTCGCGAGGCGGTCGTGCCCGAAGGCCAGAGCGCGCCAGGGGTTGCTGCGCTCGCGCACGAGATCCGCGCGCTGCGGGCCGACCTCGAAGTCGAGCGCACGTTTCAATCGCAACTCGTGCCGAAGATGTTGGCGGCGGCGATCGCGCAGTCGGGGGCGACAAACTAATGGGCGTTGCGCCGACCTCGATCGCCCTAGAGATGCAGTTCGCGGGCACGGCTGGCGCGTGGACAAACGTCTGGGCCGACGTGCGCGCGCAGGTTGACGTCGTGGCGTCCTACGGGATATCCGCAGGGGGGCCGGGCGACCGCTGCGCGCAGCCTGGCGCACTAACGTATGCGCTCGATAATTCCGCGAACAACTCGAACACCGCTGTCGGGTATTACAGCCCAGGGCATGCGAACGTCCGCAGCGGGTTCGAGATCGGCATCGCGTGCCGTCTCGCGATCACGTACGGCGGCACGACGTACTACAAGTTCGTCGGGCGGCTGGCGTCGATTCATGCGACGGCAAACCAGCGCGGACCCTGGACGACGTTATGCGTCGTGCACGACTACCTTGACGAATGCCTGCGGACGTCACTCAAACGGCAGGCCGTGCTGACCTCGAAGCGCGGCGACGAGGTCTTCGACACGCTGGTCGCTGCGATGCCGTCCGCGCCTGGCAGTTCGACGAGCGGCACCGGGCGGGAAACCTACGCGCTCGCGCTCGACGCGAAGTCGCCCGAGGAAGGCGTCAGCGTGCTCGGCGAGCTGCAACGCCTCGCAATGTCCGAGGCGGGTTTTATCTATGCGAAGGGCACGACCAACGCCAGCACGGCGCAGGCGTTCACGTACGAGAGCCGCACCGACCGCGCCAAGAAAAACACGAACCAGTCGACGTTCGACGACGACGACATCGAGGCGATCTCGATCCGGCGCTCGCGGGATTCGGTGATCAACCGCATGCAGGTGTTGACGCACCCGCGCCGCAAGGATGGCAGCAGCGTCGTGCTGTACTCGATGCGCGACGCGACGGTCGGCACCGACTCGGCGGTCGCGCTCCTGGCGGGCGAGTCAATCACGCTTGTCTGCCCCTACACCGATCCCGACGACCGGGAGCAGCGGTGCGCGGGGACGTCAATGGTCACGCCTGCCAGCTCGACCGACTACACGGCCAACGCCGCCGCCGATGCGTCGGGCGCTGACATGTCCAGCAGTCTCGGGGTGAGTGCCACGTATGGCGGCACGTCGGCGTCGGTCGTGTTGACGAACAACCACGCGAGCACGACGCTGTACATCACGAAGTTCGATTTCCGTGGCCTCGGGATCTACGACCAGCAGACGACCGTAAACGAATTAGAAGACGCGACGAGCCAGTCGACGTTCGGCACGAACACCTACCGCTACGACGCCAGCTATCAGATGGACCCGGTGGTGGGCAACTCGTTCGCAAAACACTTCCTCGGGGTGTACAAAGACGCGCAACAGAGCGCCGAGAGCGTGACGATCCTGTTGAACAAAAACGCGGGACTCATGGCCGCCGGGCTTACCCGAGAAGTCGGCGATCGGATCGGCATCAGCGAAGCGCAGACGGCGCTCGACGAGGGCTACTTTATTCAATCGGTGACGTTGACGATCAAGCCGACGAACGTTATCCGGTGTAAGTGGACGCTGTCGCCCGCGAGCCGGATCGTGTACTGGTTCATCGGCACGGCGGGCGCGTCGAACGTCGGCACCTCGACGCTGCTGTCGTTCTAGAGGAGTGAGACATGGCATACGTCGCCGCTTCGACCCTGACAACCGGGGATATGGTTACGGCCGGAGAGTGGAACGCCTCAGTCGTTGCCAATAGTGCCGCGTTGCGTACCGGCTCGATCGCGATCGCGTCACAGGGTGCGAACGAGCTGATCTTCGCGAGCAGCGGCACGCAACTGGCGAGAAATAGCGCGTTGACGTATAACGCCAGCACGAACAGCCTGTCGGTCGGCGCGTCTCCGCTCGATTACATCGCAAACTATTTTGCCGGGAATTTCACATCTGGCGGCGCGGCGTCGAACGCGGCGAAACAGTGGTACGCCGGAACGCTGACCGGCGTTGCTGGCGATACGTCATCCCTGGGCGGAACGATTTTCGGGAATGCGATCACGACGCAAGCAAGCCAAGCCGTCACGACGGTCTACCAAGTCAAGATCGACGAGCCTACGATCATCGTCGGGGGCGGTGGAAGCGCTGGCACCTCAGCATCGCTCTGGATCACTGGCGCAGCTGGCGAGGCGAGTGCCAATTACGCCCTGTTTGTAGACGATGGGGCGACGCGGCTAGATGGCACCTTGGATGTTGACGGAATAACCACCATCACCAACACCGCGTCAGGCGCGACACCGGGGGATACCAATACGCGCCTCATCGTGGAGCACAACGACAACTGCGCCGTGGGTATCTACAGCGGGACAGGTGGGGCCGGAATAATCGATTTCGGTGACAGTGGCGACAGCGATATCGGGCGTCTCATCTACAACCACAGCTCCAACTTTATGTCGTTTACCACGAACGCGGCGGAACGGATGCGGATTGATAATGCCGGGAATGTTGGCCTCGGAGTAACCGATCCTGATGTTGCGCTTGACGTGACTGGCGGCGACAACGTGCTCGATATTTTCCGTATCACGCAGCGGGCATCAGGTGCAGCGGCGTACGGGTTACAAGTGGGATTGGCTGATACCGGCGACCCTGTGTTCCAGCGACTGGTGAACGACACCGCGACGGAGTCGTTCCGCATAGTGCGTGGTACTGGTGTTGTGAAATTTAACGCCAACGTTGGGATCGGGACTTCCACCCCCACGTCACCGTCAGATGTGGCTAGAATCCTTGAGATTGAGGACGGCACCCACGCGGGATTGGTGCTGCATGATTCCACAGCGGACGCATGGGAGATGTATGCGAACGGAACTGACGTGTCGTTCGCCTATAACAATTCAATCAAAATGCGGATCGAAGGTGATACGGGGTACGTCGGCATCGGCACAACGGAGATCACCCAACCGCTCACGGTATCTGCTGGGGGCGGTCAAGGGATCAAGGTTGATACATCTCCCGGCACCTCTGGGGCAGCTGGCGCAACTGGGGGATCGGCATTCCTGACGCTCGGCTCCCACACGGGAACGACCAACAACAACAATACCGATAACGGGATTAATTTCATGGTGGACAACGTCACCAAGTGGTCGTGGGGTATGAAAGGTCAGGGCAGTACAGACTCGACTGCCGACATGAATCTGTTTAATAACGTGCATGACAATGTGTGTATCAAAGTGTTCGGAGCCTCAAATACCGTCAACTTCATCGACGCCGTGAACGTGGCGGGAACGTTGTCCAAGGTATCGGGGACATTCAAGATCGACCATCCGCTGCCGTCCATGACGGACACGCACCATCTCATTCATTCGTTCATAGAGGGACCGAAAGCGGATCTGATTTACCGTGGCACCGCCACACTGGTGGACGGGCAAGCGACGGTGGATCTGGACGAGGCCGCAGGGATGTCCAGCGGGACATGGATTTTGCTCTGCCGCGATGAGCAGTGCTACACGTCAAACGAAACCGGGTGGAAGCATGTGCGCGGGAGCGTGACGGGCAGCACCTTGACCATCGACTGCGAAGAGTCGGACTGCACTGACACGGTGTCATGGATGGTCGTAGCCTGTCGGCAGGATGACCACATGAAAAGCAGCCACACGCTGTGGACAGACGATGAAGGCTATCCCATTATCGAACCGCTGAAACCAGAACCAGACCCAGAACCAGACCCAGAACCAGAACCAGACCCAGAACCGGAACCGGCACCCGCGCCGGAGCCTGAACCCTAACCAAAAGGACACCGACGATGACCGAACCGACAGCCCCGACGCTGCCGCCCGTCACGACCGAAACCCTGTTTACCGTGATCGGCGAACAAGTGATCCAGATCGCCAGATTGCAGGCGCTCGTCGCGCAGCAGGCGCAGCAACTCGCGCCGCCTGCCGACCCCGACGAGGACACAGAAGGCGGCTAGAGGATGCCGACGTTGCTCGCGAACGGAACACCCTGGATCGTCAAGGCCGTCAGCGCCGTCGGCGTCCCGTCGGCGATTGCGATCTATCTCGTCTGGCTGTTGTCGACGCAAGTGCTGACCGCGATCCAGACTCACGCCGATCGCAGCGAGGCCGAGCTGCGCGAGCTGCTGCCCGTGCTGCGCCAGATCTGTATTAACACCAGCCAGACACCCGCCGACCGGGTCGCGTGTTTCGACGATGACTGATCGACGGTCCTGGCACGGGCACGTCGAGAACGACGATCTCGGCGCGGGCGACGAGGGCGCGCGCGATCCCGAGCGACTGCCGCGCGATCCGCCGGTCGTCACCGAGCCAGACCGCGAGCCGGAACCGTCGCCGCCGCTGGTGCCGGGGCAGATCTACGGCGCGCTGCGGGCGGTGCCTGGCAGCCACTTCGCCGACGACGTCGGCCCGGTGTTACCGCTGGGCATCACGTACGGCTGGGGCCTGGGCCAGTACCGCGCCGATCCCGATGCCTGCCTGCACCAGCTCGACACGATTGCGACGGCGGGCTACCAGTTCGTCCGCACCTGGTTTTCGCTCGGCTGGTATCCGTATTGGCGCGGGCATGAAGTCGCGCCGATCGCGTTCACCGGCCAGGACGACGTGCGGGTCGAGGCGTGGCCGGACTACGACGACATGGTGGCGGGCTATTGTCGGGCGCTCGACGAGCGTGCCCTGCGGTTGTTCTGGTCGTGCGGCGATCTCCAGATGTTCGATCGCAACGAGGCGCAACTCACCACCTGGGCGCAGACGGTCGGCCAGGTCATCGCCGTCGCTGCGCCGGGCGTGATGATCTTCGCCGACGTGAACGAGGCCTGGCAGAACTGGCTGTACGATTCCGAGCCGGACGATCCCGCCGACCTCGACCGGCTTGTGATCGATCCGCTGGTCGACGCCTACGCGCTGCCGTGCCTGCGCTTGCGCAGTGCGTATAGCGAAGAGATCGTTGACCTCGATCGGTGGGGTCGGCCGCCGCTCTGGCAAAAGCACGGGCACCGGGGCCACTTCGAGCAAGATCACGTCTCGGCGATCCGGCACGCGCGCGGCATCACCTACGACGAGGGCCACGGGCGGCCCGTCAGTCGGCTCGGCGTCGAGTCTGAACCCGGCGGGCCGAGCCGTGATCTGATCGGCGCTGACGTCATGGGGCCGATCGAAACGCCCGAGGCGTTGTGCCTGCTGGCGGTCGCGAACTTTATGGCCCCGGCGGCGTTCGTCTTTCATACGCACCGGGGCGTGCGGGTATGGCTCGGCCCGATCGCCGACGAGCCGGGCTTCGAGGTTGTGCCGAACGTGCGGCGGCATTTGCCGGACGATCTGCAATCGGCGTTTCGGCTGATCGTGCACGGCAACCGCGACGAGTCGCCGCTGACCGACGCCGACGGGTTCCCCGAGGCGGCCGACCGTCGGATCGACAGTGTCGTCGCCGACGATGGCCGGTTCGTCACGCTGGTCTATAGCCTGGCGCGACACACGCGGCTGCGCGCGGTGCGGGCGTTGTCCTGCCGGATCATCGTGCCGGACACGGGCGAGTATGACGACGTGACGATGACGGCGAATGCCGAACTGGATCTGGAGTATGCGTGCGGGCGTCTGATTGTCGGGCGGCTCGACGACTAGCTAGGGGGCGGAATGGGATTCTTGAGTATCTTACGAAAGATCGGCAACGCGGCGGCCATCGCCTCGCCGTTCGCGGCGCTCGTGCCAGGCGCGCAGGGCATTGCGGGCATCCTGACACTGGCGACGCAGATCACCGAGGACGCCGTCGAGCTGGGCACGCCCGGCGCTGAAAAAGAACAAGCCGCGATCAACTTGAGCGCGACCGTGCTCGGGCATGTCGAGGGCAAGCTCGGGCGCGATCTACTCTCCGACGAGGCTGTCGCGACGTGTGCGCGCGAGTTCGTGCGGGCGACCGTGGCGGCGGGCAATGCCCGGCGGGCGCTCGATGCGGTCGTGTCGGATTATCAGGCCAAGCGCGACGCGGCAGCCGAGGCCGCAGCGACCACGTCATGATCGACACCGTGCGCGCCCTGGTGCAACTGCACGAGGGCTGTCGGTTGACGGTCTACGACGACGCGACCGGCAAACCGATCGGCCCTGGCGACACGCTGGTCGGGCACCCGACGATCGGATTCGGCCGGGCGCTCGACGTGCGCGGCGTGACGCAGGCCGAGGCGGGCGAGCTGCTCGAACACGACCTCGTCGCGACCGCCGCCGAGATCTCGGGGGCGTTGCCGTGGGCGGCCAGCCTCGACCCGGTGCGCCTCGCGGCGTTGCGAGACATGGCGCACAACCTGGGCGTGCGGGGCGTGTGCGGCTTCCGCCGGGCGCTCGCCGCGTTGAAGGCTGGCGACTTCGATCGCTGCGCCGACGAGCTGCTCGACTCCCGCTGGCAGACGCAGGTGCCGGTGCGCGCCCGTCGCCTCGCGGGCATGATGCGATCGGGGTCATGGCCGTCGCTGGCGCACGCGCAGGCCGACGGCGATCCCGGCGATGACTAAACCGAGGATCTGCCCGGTCTGCAAGGAACGCCCGCTGTCGGTGGCGACGGCGGCCAGGTGCATCCAGTGCTACTACGCGCGGCGGGGCGTGCCGAGTCGGGCGTTGCCGAATGCGCCGTGCATCGACTGCGGCGGACCGTGCTCGAAGCGCGCGACGCGCTGTTTTAAATGCTCGCGGCTGTATCAGCGCAGCGAGGCCAAGGCAGAGCGCGACGAGGCCGACGCGCATCTGCGGCAACCGCTCCGCACTTACGACGAAGCCTGGGCACGCTGGCAGGAGTGTATCCACCAGGCGCGCGATCGGTATCGCGGCGCAGCGAAGGCGCGCACGCCTGACGGGCGGACGCGCGTTCTGGTCGTGCCGGATCTCCACGTCCCGTTTCACGAGCCGGACATGTTAGCGACCATGCTGGCGCGCGAGTCGAAGCGCACCGATCTCGCCGTGCTGATCGGGGACGTCGGCGACTGCTATTCGTTGTCTCGGTTCAGCAAGCACGAGCGGGTGCCGTATGCTGACGAGTGGGCCGCCGTCACCTTGATCCTGGAGACGTTCTCGGAGTTGCTGCCCGCCGTGCGGATCATCGTCGGCAATCACGACGCCAGATTGCGAAAGGCGCTCGCCGCGCAACTGACGCCCGACATGGTCGACGCGATCACCGCGATGACGCCGAGTGGCACGCTCTGCCCGATCACCGCACTCGCCCGGCGGTTCGAGAACGTCAGCGTCGCCTCGCACCCGGTGCCGGGCACGACGCACGCGATCGACTGGCTCACCGTCGTCGGCGATGCTGTCCTGGCGCATCCTGAGAAATACAGCCGCACGCCCGGCGCGGCGCTCCGAGCGTTCGAGGAATGGCTCGCCGATAATTCAGACGCCCTCGGCCTCGACGCGATCCGGTTGCTGGTGATGGGCCACACGCACACGCTTGCAATGCTGCCCTGGCGTGCGTCGTCGATGCTCGTCGAGTGCGGGTGCCTGTGTAAGACGGCCGGGTATATGACGCAGGCCAAGATCGGCGGCCGACCGCAACGGCGCGGGTATGTGACCTTCGAGCAGGTCGACGGGCGGACGGATCTCAACTCGGTCACGCTGCACTGGTTCGATGTCGAAGACGGCGCACCCTGGCAGCGATGACGCCAGGCGGCGCGCGCTCTGGCTCCGACTGTGGGCCGAGCTGGGCGCAGCGCCGATCGTCGAGGCGTATCTGACGGCACCCGGCGAGACGGTGCACGGCGTCTGCATCGACGGCGATGCCGTGGTGATTAACCCGGTGCCCGCGACCGTCGACACCATCCTGCACGAGCTGCTGCACCGGGTGTATCCTGATCGATCCGAACGCTCGATCCGACGCACGACGACGCAGCTACGCAAGTTTCTAACCGATGACGAGGTGCAACTGTTCTATGCCGAATATTGCCGACGACGAAAAAAAGGGCGCAGCCGACGCGCCGACGTTTGATCAGTTTTGCGCGGATGTCGCCGCCCTGCTCGGCGCGACTGCCGCCTCGAAGCATTACAGCCAGAACGGCCCCGACGGCGACAACGTGCTCTACCGCTCGGTCGCCGAGATGGTCGGCGGCCACGGGCACGCCGCAGGGGAAATCGTCTACAAGGCCCGACGCTACCTGGCGCGCGGTGATGTCGAGGACGTCGCCAAGATCGCCGCGTGGGCCTTTTTGATCTGGCGGCACCATCAGCTCGACAAGGGGGCGTGATGCTCTACGCGTCGATCTTCCTGCGCGGCCTGGCGATCGTTTGCTTGGTGTCGTGGAATACCACCCTGCTCGCCTCGGGGCGCTCGCTGGCGATCGTCGTGGCGGCGGCGCTCTCCGGCGTCTGGTGGCTGAACGCCCGCACGGCGAGTCGAGCCGACGGCCCGGTCGCGATGGTTTGTTATGCGACGGGCGCGGGCTGCGGCACGGCGCTCGGCTTGTGGCTCTCGACGGTCGTCTGACCCGAAAACGGCGTGCGAGGTTGCCGTGTACGGGACGATCTCCGGCCGGGCCTTGCAGCGGTATGGGGCCGGGGCCGCGTGGCGTACAGCGCACGCGATCAGCTCGCGGCGTCTCGGCGGCGGGCTGCGGTGCCTTGGGCATACTATTGGCATACCTTCCGCGAGGGGGTCGATTTTGCCCTGTGTTTTTGGGGGTGTTTCTGGTGTCCGCGCTGCGTTGCGAACGCGGCGCTCTCCCAGCTGAGCTAGCGGCCCGAAACCTTAGACAAAACGCATTATATCCCGGTTTTGCTGGCGTTTTGCGTTGCCCTCTCGATGTCATTCGGTGTCACTGGATGTCGCTCGATGTCACTGGTTTGACCGTTTTTGGCATACTCTGGGCATACTATTGGCATACCGATCACGGCCCGCCGTGCGCCCGCCGCTGCCGCTCCTGCTCCATATCGATCAGCCTGATCGCGTAGTCGAGCGCCTCGACGACGACGTCGCGCCCGTCACCCTGCGCCAGCTTCGAGCGGGCGAGGTGTTGGGCATACCGGCAGACGACTCGCATGTCGGGCGTGATATCGAAGGTGCCGCCGCGCTGGTCGTCGGTCGGCACGTCAACGTGTCGCTGGGGTGTCATCGGCTGATCCTCCAGGTGTCTCGATGGCCGAGATCTCGGCGAGATGGTCGAGGGCGTCGCGCGCCGTCCATCCGAGCGCCACGACAACCGCGAGCGGCAGTTCGGCGGGAACCGGTGCACCGTCGATTAGCGCGGCGAGCTGATCGCGCGCGAGGTGGTGCGTTGTGGCAAAGTCGTCAAGCGTGCAGTTCATCGAGCCGAGCGCCGCGTGTACAAGATGACTGACGCCGAACGGGTGTTGCGCGTTCCTGGGCATAGTCAATCCTCCGACGACGGGTCATGATTTCCTTGGTCCGGTTTCCTTCCGAATGAGGGCGGCCAGCGTATCGACTGCGTCCTGGTCGCCTGAGCGGGCACCGTTCAATCGCTCGGCGTAACTCGTCGCCTCGCCGACGGTCGTGCCGAGTACCTCGGCCAACGTCGTCACGGTGTCCAGGCTGCCGACGCCACGATCTTCGAGTCGCTGGATCTTCGACTGCGCGACGCCTGACGCCTCGGCCAGGGCGGACTGGCTGAGCTGGTGCGCTTGCCGCAGTCGTCGCAGTACGTGGCCGACGTGCCAGCGAATGTCGTCGAGGTGGATCGGCATAGGCGGGCGATTGTATGGCGCAGAATTACACGCACGCAAGAGAAAAATGCCCCTTCGTGCGTCAGTTTGCACCGTTGTGGTGCGATAACGCCTTTATTGCTTGACGAGATATTGCTGCGCCCATATCGTGCCCCTTATGCCCCGCCCGAAACGACAGCAAAGCCTGATCAGCCGCGCCCGAGACTTGCCGCCCATCATTCGACGGGGCGACCTGGCGGCGCTTTTTGACGTACACCCGTCGACGATCCAGCGCGACGCCGATCAAGGCTCGGGCCGGTTCCCGCCGCCGATGCCGCGCGTCTCGGGCCAGTGGTATCGCTGGCTGCGCGAGGACGTGATCGCCTGGCTGCAACACCCCGACGTCAGGCAGCGACCGACGCGACCAGCCCGCCCGATCGCCCTCGCCGACCGAAAGCGCACCGCCTAAGATGCCGCGCTACCTCTCCGAAGCCGAAGCAATGGACTACGTCCGATTCCCTGGCACGCTCGCGAGCTTTCGCAGTCGCGTCTCCCGGCTGCGCGTGCCGCGCGTGCGCTTTGGTCGCACGCCGTTGTACTTGCCGCGCGACCTCGACCGGATCATCGTCAAACGCGCGGCGACCGACACGACGCCGCGACCGCCGAGGGATCGCTGATGGCGTGGCACCTGGTCGCGCACTCAAACTCGCCCGCCGATCTGGTTTGCGCTGATTGCTGGATCGGCTATCAGACCGTCCTGGCCTCGGTGTCAATTTTCGGCTCTGGGCCGATCACCGTCACCCGGTTCGAGTCGCCGCCGCCGTCGTACGAATGCACAGTCTGCGCCGCCCGCCCGGCGCTACGAGGTTCGCCACATGACGAGGTTAGTAGTGAACGTGTCCACTAGTGAAAAAGCGCCCGAGGGACGGCACGAGGCCGTCTGCCTGGACGTCGAAGATCTCGGCCAGGTCGAGACGGCCTACGGCACCAAGGCAATGATCTCGATCTCGTGGCAGTTGAACGGCGGCGAGCGGTTGTTCGTCGTGCGCCGCCGCTACACGCGATCGCTACACGCGCGGGCAATGCTCCGCAAGACGCTCGACTCGTGGCGCGGCGTGCCCGTCTCGCCCGAGGAAGAACGCGACGGGATCGACCTCATGCAGCTCGTGGGCAAAACGTGCCAGGTTGAGATCAAGCACGCGATCAAGACCGACGGCGACGTGTGGGCGAACGTCGAGGGCGTGTTCCCGCCGGGTGCGCCGACCACGACACCGCCGCCAGACATCACGCCGCCTGTCGACGCGGTGCCGTTCTAATGCCGACGACCTACGCCTACCAGCCGTCGCACTGTGTCAGCTGCGGCGAGCCGCTCACGGTCAAGGCGGGCACCGAGCTAGAGGGCATCGGGCGTTCGCAGAACTGGCGACCCGTCGGCTACGTCACCGCGATCGGGACGTGCCCGACCGAGGGCTGCGTCGATACCATCCTGCTCCGGCGCGGCGATCTGAATTTAGTGAACGAGGCGCAGGCATGACGCCGACCGTCACAACCGCAAACCGTCGGCAGACAAAAGCCGGGCGGCAGTACGAGATCGAGAACGAGTTTTATGTCGGCGTGACGACGATGCTCGGGTTGCTCAGCAAACCGGCGCTCGTGCCGTGGGCCGCGAAGGTCGAGCGCGACTACGTGGTCGGCGTTGCCGGGCAGCTCTACGACGGGCTGCGCGCGCACCAGAGCACGATCACCGGCACCAAGTTCGCGAGCACGCTGTCGAAGCAACTCGGCCCGAAGGCGCACACGCAGCAACTCAAGAGCGCGGGCAACATCGGCAGCGAGGCGCACGGGCTGATCGAACACCGGCTGCGGATCAGACTCGGGCAGACGCTCGGCCCCGAGCCGGACGTCAGCGATCCGGCGCGCTGGGCCGTCAGTCGCTTCGAGGACTGGGCAGGCGACACGATCAAACCCGAACTGGTCGAGCAGGTCGTGTATTCGACCACGCACCAGTACGCGGGCACGCTCGATCTCGTCGCGACCGTGGCCGGGCAGCGACTCCTGATCGACTTCAAAACCGGCAAGCGGATTTATCGCGAGGAAGCGTTCCTACAGTCGGCCTTTTATCAGGTCGCGCTCGCCGAGATGGGGCACGGGGCGGTCGATGGGGCCGTCGTGATCCGGTTGCCGAAGGTCGTCGGCGATCCCGACGTCGAAGTCGCGGCGGTGCCGAGCCTTGAGGAATTATGGCCCGCGTGCGACGCGATCCTGCGGCTCTGGAAGTGGCGACAAGAGATCGTGTTCTGAGGGCATCAGGTGTTCGAGTCTGATGCGATTCGGTGCGCGGCGTGCGGCGTGTGGATCATGACGCCGAGAACGGCCGCGCAGAAGTATTGCTCGCGGCGGTGTAAGAACCGCGACGCGCAACGCCGCCGACGGTCGGGCGGGATACAAAAAGCGACCGCGAGCAGCGCGCCGACCACACGGCGCGGCAGATCTGCGAGCGGCAATGGTGGGGCCAAGTAAAGGGTTGACGACTTGCCGGTGCGATCCCGGCTGTCGCGTTTGATCCGCGACACCCTGGCCTCGGTGCGACGGCGTGCGGTATCACCTGACACCCAGGGGCCGACGTGGTCGGGCGACGAAGCGAGCACCACGGCGGGACTATGACCGCCAGGCCGCGCAGCATAGGCGAGAGATCAACGGCAAACCCGCGACGATTTGCCGGTGTGGGCCTAAGTCGTACCGTGTACGAAAGGCGCAAGAATGCCAGAACGTGCCGAACGGCCGAACCCTGCCTTGACGGTGCCGGATGCCTTCGCGGCGTTCGATCAGGCGTGGCGCGTCCGGTATGGCCGCCCGTATCTCGGGTTCGGGCCGAGGCTGGGCAAAGTGGCGAAGGGGCTGATCGCATTCGGACTCACGCGCGACGAGGTGGCGGCGGCGGCGGCCCGGTATGTCGCCGACGACGATCCCTACCTGACGAAACGGCGGCACCCGTTCGAGGTGTTCGCGGGCGGCAATCGGATCAACCAGTACCTCGGCGACGCGCCTGCGCCGGACACCTTCGCGGCGGCGAGCGCGCAATTCCTGGAGCGGCTCAAGTGACGACGACCGATGCCCCGGCGTTCGCGCACGCCTACGACGGCCTGGCGCTCGCGTTTCGCGTGCCCGCCTCGCGTGACGGCGGAGCCGACCAGCGACAGATCTACTACGAGGCGTTGGCCGATCTGCCGGTCGCGGCGATTGTCGACGCCGCCTCGCAGTTGCAACGCACCGGGCGGTATATGCCGACCGTCTCCGAGTGGGCGCTCGCTGCCGAGGCGGTCGCCTCGAAGCACGCGCCGCCCGCGCGCCTGGTCGCGCAGATGCCGAACGCGACGCCCGGCCAGGTGGCCCGCGTGCAGCTCGCGAAAGCCGCCTGCGTCGCGCAGCTCCGGGCGCGCGGGTGGGCGAAGCTCGCCGATACCATCGAGGCCGGGCGCATTGCGATCCCGGTGCCGCCATCGTGCGACGTGTGCGACGACTCCGGCTGGCGTCCGCGCATGTGCACGGCGGCCACGCGCTGCGGGCGGTTTGCCTGCGCGCCACTCGGCAGCGACTACGAGCACGACTACGTCGAGCGGTGCGCCTGTGTCGACACGAACGAGACGATCGCGGCCCGCCGCGCACGGGCGGCCATTCGACAAACCAGCAACGCGCAATCGCGGGGGCGGCGATGACGAACGCGAGCTGGAAAGCCGCCGAACGGGCGCACGCCCGCGACGTCGGTACACAACGGATTCCGGTGACGGGCGAACGCGACGGCGCTGACTTCACGTCGGGGCTATTCGGGTATCAGCTCAAAGTGCGGAAGGTGATCCCGAAATATCTGTTCGACTGGCTCGACGGGGTTCGGCGTGTGTCGGAACGCCGCCACCAGATCGGCGTGCTGGTGTTAAACCGGCCCCGGCGACCACGACGCGACGCGCTGGTCGTGGTGCGCTGGTCGGACTGGATCGACCTGCACGGCGAGCCGCCGGGCGGCGACGAGGAATGACGTGCCAGGGGTCAACAACCCGCGCCGCGCCTACGTCGCACCCGATCGGCGCTCTGCCGTGCTGCGACGCATGGGCAACGAACACGTCCGCGACACGATGCGGCACGCGCGACTGGCAGAGCAGCGCGGCGTCGCACGGTGGGCGAATCCGTATATCGCCTCGAAGGCGCGCGCCTGGACGTATGCGTGGAACATTTCGCATGGCGTCTGCAAGGGTTGCGACCAGTGCACGACGGGCACCGGGCGACCAGCAGACACGCTCGCGATCCACTTGCGCGAGTGGTACGCACGCAACGAGACGGGGTGATCGACGATGACGATCGAAGTCTGGCCGGTGTCGGCGGTTCTCGGACGCGTGCGCGCGTTGTGGATCTGGTATCGGTGGCGCGCGCGGTTGCCGATCGAGGAACGGGCGCGGCTCGAAATGCGCGTCACCCATGAAACGCTCGCGCGCGCCAGGCGTCGACCGTGGCCGGGCGGTATGTGATGCGGCGCACGGCGATCGGCGCGGCGGTGTCGGCGCTCGTCGTCGTCGGTGGGGTGCGAATGATCGCGCCTGAGCCGACCGGCTACGACCGGGCCGACTACTTCGTCGGCTGGCCGGACACGGATCGCGACTGTCAAAACCTGCGCGCCGAGCTGTTGATTGCCGCGAGCGCCGAGCCGGTGACGTTTGCCACGACGCGCGACTGCCGTGTCGTCGGCGGCGCGTGGGTCGACCCGTACACGGGCGCACCGCTCACCGACGCCGGGCAGATAGACGTCGACCACATCGTGCCGCTGGCCGAGGCGCACCGCTCCGGCGCGAGCGCCTGGCCGACGGTGATGCGGCGCGGCTTCGCGCTCGACCGGCTGAACCTTGATCTCAGCTCGGCCTCGGTCAACCGCTCGAAGGGCGACCGCGATCCGGCGACCTGGTGGCCGACGGTCGACGGGTGCCACTACGGTCGCCGCTGGCTGCGCGTCAAGGCGGCCTACAGTTTGACGCTCGACGTCGCCGAAGTGCGGGCGCTCGTCGAGCACCTGCGGGGCTGCGATGGCTGACCCGCTACCGCGCCCGTGCCGGATCTGTCGTCGCGTCCTGGTCTACGGCACCTGGCGCTGCGCGGAGTGCATCAAGGCGCGCGGCCAGGTCGTCGCCCGGCTCAAGCCGAAACGCCCGACGCAGCGCATGTACTCGACCGCCTGGCGCAAAGCGCGCGCCGGGTTCCTACGGAAGCACCCTTTCTGCGCGACGTGCCTGACAGCGGGCCGGGAAGTGCGCGCGACCGAACTGGATCATGTCGTGCCGCATGATGGCGACTTCGATCGGTTCTGGACGCGCGACAACTGGCAGCCGCTCTGCAAGCCGTGCCACTCGCGCAAAACGCTCGCCGAAACCAAGGCTCGCCGCCCGAGCCGCTTCCAGAGGGAGAACACCGCATGACCGATCGATCGCTTCTACGTATTGACAGCAAGCAAGCCGCCGAGATGATCGGCGTCACGCCGACCACGATCCGCACCTGGGCCGAGGCCGGGCGCTTCCCGTCGGTGCCCGGCGGTAAGTATGGGCGCAATCAGATCCGCCCGACGATCGCCGACGTCGAGGCCGAGGCCGAACGGTGGCGCACGAAGCTCGCCGCCCGCGCCGAGGTGCAGGCCAAGCGCGACGCCGCGCGCACGTTGAAGCAAGCGCGGGCCGATGCGCGCGTCGAGGCAATGCTGACCTCGTCGGATAAAGTCGACGCCGACCTCGCCGAGATCCGCGTGCTGCTCGAAGATTTCAAGCGGCAGTTTACCGACCTGCCCGGCGCGGTGCAGCGGATCGAGTCGCTCATTCTGGCGACGCACGACCAGGCGATCACGAAGCCGCCGAACGGTGGCGGCGAACCGCTGCAACGGCGGTTGATCGTTCCGCTGCCGACGACACCGCCCCGCGTGAGCTGATGCCCGAGTCTGCGCCCTTGACTGTTGCCCTGCGCGGCGGCCTGCGCGTGTCTGTTCCTGCCCTGGTGTTGCTGCTTTCACTAGAACAGGACGGCCGCGACGTGGTCGTGCGCGCGGGGCAGCTCGTTGTCGACCCGCCGACCGGGAACCAGTCGCCGCGCGATCTCGACGTGGCGGCGTATCGCCGCGAGCTGATCGCGCTCGTGCGCTATTGCGAGGGTCAACTATGAAGTGCTGCATTTGTGAGATCACGATCGTCGGCTACGGACACAACGCCGAGCCAGTCCAGGTCGGCAGGTGTTGCGACTTGTGCAACGCGGTCCGCGTTATCCCGGCACGGCTTCTAACAAAACCATGACCGAGTCACAATCCGAACGGCTGCTGCGCGCCCTCGAAGACCTGGTCGACGAGGTGCGCGCCACCAAGCACGAGATCTGTGTGCTCCGCGTCGACCTGATCAACCGCTGGCAACCGGCGGCGGTCGAGGCGCCGCGCGAGGCGCGACCCGACGGGCCGACCACGCGGGGCAGTCGTTGACATGCTGCGCGCTGGGACCGTGCGATCGGTATCTCGACAACGGGCGCACCTACTTCGCCTGCCCCGTCTGCTGGTGGGGCGAGCAACCGCAGCCGGACATGCGGCGACGACCGCCTGGCGTGCGCTCTGCGCCCTTGCTGGCCGACGCCGGGCAGACGTCACGCGCTGCACCTACACGGGGCCGCTCGTCGGTGAGGCCGCGCGGCGGCGAGTCTTCGAGGACGTGAGCGCCGATCCACTAGTGCGGCAGTTGATCGCCTTGCGTCGAGCCAGGGGCGAGTACTTCGTCGATCAACCTTGGAAGGCGATCGCGGAGCAACGAACCATTGCCGTCGCGATGGCATCGGCGCGGAAGCTCGTGCACCTGGACAACCGACCCTACGGCGACAGCGAGCGCGGCTATCTTTTGTCGAGCATCCTAGCGGCCGAGACGTTCGCGTTGTCGCACGACCTGACGAACCTTGCGGCAGACGCACCGATGCCGAGGCACGTTATCGACTCGGACCTGTTGCCGTTTCGGTCGATGTATCTCGCCTTCGAGGCTGAGTTTCAGACCGAGCTACGGCAGCACGGCAGCAGCGCAGAGCAGGCCGAGGCGGTCGGACTCCAGTTACTCGGGCAGGATGACGGCGTCGCTGTTGTCGTTCATATGGAACGCCCTGATAATGCCTGGCCGATCGCGCATGATGTCCACATCAGATACGGGCAGACGTTTCCCGATGACATCCGAGCCAGGGATCGCAGTACGGTTCGATGGGCGCTCGCGATCCTTTCGCTGATCAACTCACACTACACCGACACCGACGACTGCACGCTGCCGAGGGCGTGGCGACGCGGCAAAGAGTTCGCCGCATACAAAGAGCAACAGATCCGCGTTGTGCGTCTGCGACGCCTGGCGACGGGCGAACCCAACGCCGACGCGAGTGAGGACGACGGGCAGCGTCGGGCGTATCGTCGCCGATGGATTGTGTCGGGGCATCATCGCGCCCAGTGGTATCCCAGTCGCAAGGCGCACCGCGTGATCTGGATCGCCCCGCACATGAAGGGGCAGCAGGGCGGCGACGTGATCGAGAAGGCGTACATGGTGACGCGATGAACGCGTTCGGAATTACGCGCGACGACCTGGCGGCGATGAACGATCAAGACAGGGCACAGGTAATTCGGCTTATCGCGAGGCACAAACGTCTCGTCGCGAGGGCGATCGAGTTCGGGATCTGCGAACGGTGCAAGCGGCACGACACCACGGTCGACGAGCGCTACTCGTTCGGCGTCTATGCTGGGATCGTGTGCCGACGTTGTGCGCTCGGCTACCTGGATCGCTGCGGCTTGCGACCTGAAGGCCAGGGCGCGCGATTCTGAAAAGGAACCAGCGATGAACGACAGACACGCGGCCTACGTTGCCAGGGCAATCGAGCGCGGGATCTGCGAACGGTGCAAGCGGCACGACACCACGGTCGATCTGCGCTACTCGTTCGGCGTGTATGCTGGGATCATGTGCCGACGTTGTGCACTCGGCTACCGGGATCGTTGCGGCTTGCGACCCGAAGGCCAGGGCACGCGCGCCGACTTCGAGGCGCTCGAAGGACCGGGCAGCTACTAGCACCCAGGGGGGGGGTCAATCCCGAGAGGGCGCACCCCGACAGCCCGCGCCAGCCCCTTGTGTATATGCTCGCGTTTTCAAAA